AATGGTTGGTGCTACAAACGCAACATCAAATAGATATTGGGCAAGAGGTAAATGGAGTACATCTATATCTGGTTGGAAAGAATTCGCTATGTATGGTGGAGGTGGAAGTGGTGACCTTCGTGCATCTATATTCTATGATTCGGATAATACTGGATACTATGGTAACTTTGCTTCTACTTCTAGATTAAATACATTAGAAACAATTGGTAGAACTGTAATTGGTGGTAGATTTGATTACAACGCATACAACTCAGTAGGTTCTACGAGATTGCACTTTGGTGGTGGTAACTCAGATGCAAATGGAAACTACTATATTGGTACAAACTTAAATAATTATGGTGGTAATTACACAAAATTAGATTTAAGATGGCATACTGGTATCCGTATGGGTGCACAACCTGGTTATGGTGGAATTAGATTCTATAATAATGAAGATTTATCATCTGAAATCATGTCAATTGGTAGAGGTGATACTAACATTAGAATAGAAACGAGTTTACGTGTACCAATAGTATATGATTCAAACTCTACTGGATATTATGTAGACCCTGCTTCAACTTCTAGATTTAGTAGAATAGATTTCGGAAACTCTTCTTACTATATTCGTTCTGGTTCTTGGGGTATGAGAAATCAAACTCCATATGGATATATTGAGTTCGGACCTGCTAATAGTAGTCATGCTCACATATACACTAACCTGACTAACTTCTACTTCAATAAGATGATTCAGGTGAATGGTGGTTCTCAAATAAATACATCTGATGTTAGAGGTAACATATTCTATACTAAAAATAATACTGGATATTACTTTGATGGTGATGGTGTAAACTCTACTAGATTCGAAGGAGTTAACGATAGGACTAGAGCACAATTAGGACAAGCTGCATCACGACATAGTAGTGCATCCGCATACATGCGTAGACCAAACTTTACATCAAACCAAGACTATTGGACTGGTGCAATGGGGTGGGGAACGCAGGATATGAATAACGTATTCAATTGGGGTTCTGGACCTATTGATTCTTGGAGTAATCCAGGTAATCAACCATCAGGTACATCTCACTGGGTAGGAGTACAAGCATCTCACTATTCAAATAATTCATCTCGTTATGGATGGCAACTGGTTGGTGGACCAATTACTAACTTGAGATTCCGTTCAACTTGGGGTGGTTTCAGAAGTTGGAGAACTGTTCCTGTTCTTGATGAGAACAATGGTAATGGTGGTTCAATGTATGCGGGTAGATATTATGATTCAAATAATACTGGATATTACGCAGACCCTGCATCTACATCTAACTTTAATTCGTTACAAGTACAGGGAACATTAACGGCAAGATTACCTTGGAGTAGTATTTCATCTAAACCTGCGAGTTGGTTGGATAGTCCTGTTTTAGTAGAAAGTAGAGCACCGGGTGGAGTTACATTCCCTTCTGGATTTTACCAATCTTATCAAGGAACTGGAAATCCTACTGGAACTTGGTTTAATTTTATAAACGTAAGACATAGTAATACTGGTAATGGTCATGGATATCAAGCTGGTATGAGTTACTACGATAATAACTTTTGGTTTAGAAGTTATAGTGGTGGATTAACAGCAAACTACCAATCTTGGGAATATGCACTTGCTAATGGTGGTGGAACTCAAACTAAATCGGGCGTATTACAATCCAATGCATCGTTTAGAGCACCATACTTTTACGATAAGGATAATACTGGTTATTATATGAATCCTGCTGGTAATTCTATTATCAACTCAATGAATATGCTTGATAGCATCTATCAAATCAATCGAAGTACTTGGTTTGGATTCCATGCAACTGACCAATGGAGAATTGTAATTGCTGGTACTGAAAGATTAGAGGTGAATGGCTCTCAAATCTATATGACTAGAGAATTGAGATGTACGCAAGATGTTATCGCATTCTATTCTGATGAAAGATTAAAAGAGAAACTTGGTAAGATTGAATCTCCATTAGATAAGATTTCTAAGTTAGAAGCATTCTACTATGTAAACAATGATTTAGCAAAAGAAAAAGGATTCGAAGGTGATAAGAAACAAATAGGTTTATCAGCTCAGCAAGTAAAAGAGGTAATGCCTGAGGTTGTTCATTCAGCACCATTCGATACTGATTTTACTGAGGATGGTGAAATGTTCTCTACATCTGGTGAAGATTACTTAACTCTTAAATACGATAGATTAGTTCCATTATTAGTTGAAGGTATTAAAGAACAAACTGAAATTGTGAAATCTCAACAAAGAGAAATAGATGAATTGAAGGAAATGGTAAAACTTTTACTAAATAAATAAAAAAAAACACCTATGACTATAACCAATTTACTCTTTTGAGTTTTTTGGTTATATTTATAGTTGTATTTGGTATAAAATCAAAATAAACTTATTGGAGAAATAAAAATATGGCAGAAAGAATTGTATCACCTGGAGTATTTACGAGAGAAAACGATTTATCGTTCTTGGCTCAAGGTATCGGAGAGATTGGAGCAGCATTTGTAGGACCTTTTAAACAAGGACCAGCATTCGTTCCAACAATTATTAGAACTCAATCAGAATTTGAGGATAAATTTGGTAAACCAGACGGAACTTACTACACAGAATATGCAGTACAAAACTATCTTAGAGAAGCTGGTACTGTAACAGTTGTAAGAGTAATGAGTGAAGGTGGATATACACAAACAACACCTATTGGTTTAGTTGTTAGTGGTTCATTGATTTCATCTATTCATTCAACCAACGCTGGTGATGAAGAAGTTGGATTTGGAGCATTTACTGTAAATAGTGGAACGGCATCTGGTTCGTTTGTGGTTAGTGGAAGTGGTATCGGAAACGTATCATCATCATTAAAACCATCAGACACTAATGATGTTAGTGATGTATTTGGTGAATCACCATTTGGTTCAAAGGATGGATATGTATATTCTTACTTTGAGAATGTAGCAACATCAGCTGATTATTCAGGTGGAGTATCTGCGGTAGTATTACCATCGCAAGTATTTGGAGGCGCTTCAGCAGCATCTACACCATTTGTAAAATCACAATTAATTTCTGGTTTAAGAAGTGAATTATTTAAGTTCCATACTTTAGGGCATGGTACTAATGAAAATAAAAGATTTAAAGTATCTATCTCAAACGTAAAAGCAGCCGGAGAAGATGGTGGAACTGATTACTCATCGTTCTCAGTAACTATTAGAGGATTCGCTGATACTGATAAGAGAAAAGTTGTATTAGAATCATTTAATAACGTAAACTTAGACCCAGCATCACCTAATTTCATCGCAAGAAGAATTGGTGATATGTATAGAACAATTGATTCTAATGGTAAGGTTACCGATAATGGTGATTGGTTAAATAACTCTAAATACCTAAGAGTAGAAGTTAAAGCAGAAGGTTCATACCCTGTTTCAGCTGCACCTTTCGGACATGGAGCTTATTCTAACCCTATTAAAGCTACGGATGCAACTATTATACCTGCAGCTGTTTATCAAACTGGTTCATCAGCTAATACGGCTGGTTCATCAGCAAAATATGCTGGTTTCGATTTCGAAACAATTGGTGTAAAAGGAGATAACGCTCATTATTTGAACGTAATCCCAACAACATCTGGAGTTGGTAACAACGTAGATTTCGGATTTGATTCTCAACTATCTTATGTAATGAGTGGTTCAGATTCTTCTGATATGGTTAAGAGACAGTTTACTTTAGGATTCCAAGAAGGTTTTGATGGAAAATCTCCATCTATTCCAAATAACTTAGGAGCAGATATAAATGGAGCTAACACTCAAGGGTTTGATTGTTCAACTTCAGTATCAGCTGGTTCGGTAGGATACATTAAAGCATTGAACGCAATTTCAAATGTGGATGAGTATGATATCAATATGTTGGTAACACCAGGTATTGTTAGAAAATTCCACCCATCAGTAACTACAAAAGCAATTGATGTTTGTGAAGCTCGTTCTGATGCATTTTACATCGCTGATTTCAACGGAGTTAGTGATACTATAAGTGAAGCAACTACTCAATCATCGGCAGTAGATACAAACTACGCAGCATCTTATTACCCTTGGGTTAAGACTGTTGATAGTAATACTAACAAACTAATTTCAGTTCCACCATCAGTATTGATGCCGGCTGTATTCGCAGCGAATGACGCTATCGGAGCAGAATGGTTCGCACCTGCTGGTTTGAATAGAGGTGGTATTGTTGGAGCAGTTAGTGTATTGAATAGATTAACACACTCTGAAAGAGATACTTTATATGAAAACAAAGTAAATCCAATCGCTTCTTTCCCTGGGCAAGGTATTGTAGCATTTGGACAGAAAACGTTGCAAGATAAAGCATCAGCATTGGATAGAATCAACGTAAGAAGATTACTAATCACTGTTAAGAAGTTTGTGGCATCTACATCTCGATTCTTAGTATTCGAACAAAACACCGCTCAGACAAGAGGTAGATTTATAAACACTGTACAACCTTACTTAGAAGGAATTCAACAAAGACAAGGTTTGTACGCATTTAAAGTAGTAATGGATGAATCTAATAATGGCGCTGATGTTGTTGATAGAAACATACTTGCTGGACAAATATTCTTACAACCGGCTAAGACCGCTGAATTCATTGTAATTGATTTCAACATCTTACCAACTGGAGCAGCTTTTTCAGCATAAACTAAAAATAAAAATAACTAATATTTATTAGTATAACAGGAGAAAAAATAAAAAAATGGCAGAAGTATTAGAATTTAACGAAATGATGTTCACCAACTTCGAACCGAAGATGAAGAATCGCTTTATAATGGAGATTGATGGAATTCAATCATACCTTATAAAAACTGCGGCTCGACCTTCAATCAACTTCGAAACTGTGAAATTAGACCACATTAATACTTACCGCAAATTGCAAGGTAAGGGAGAGTGGCAGGATATAACAATAACATTGTATGACCCAATTGTACCATCAGGTGCACAACAGGTTATGGAATGGGTACGTTTAGGATACGAATCTTTAACTGGTAGAAAAGGTTACGCCGATTTCTACAAAAAGGATATTGATTTTTATATGTTAGGGCCAGTTGGTGATAAAATAGAACAGTGGAAGTTAAAAGGTGCATTTATTGCATCGGCAAACTTCAATGATTTAGATTTCTCCTCTAATGATGCTGCTGATATCGAATTAACGTTATCTTATGATTACGCTATTTTAGAATTCTAAAATACGATAAATATTTTAATAATAGAAAGGTTCTCTTAATAGGGAACCTTTTTTTTTATCTTTTTTTTAAAGTTATATATTTATATATAAACAAATAAAGGTTTAATATGAGTGATACAAAATTAGAATTTCCAACGGAAATTGTTGACTTACCTTCAAAAGGTTTAGTCTATCCAGAAGGACATCCCCTCAGAAAGGGAAATGTTGAAATCAAATATATGACTGCAAGGGAAGAAGATATCTTAGCTTCACAATCTCTAATAAAGAAAGGTGTAGTTTTAGATAAATTATTCGAATCAGTTGTAGTAGAGAAAGGAGTTGAAATTAATGATATATTCATTGGTGATAAAAACGCAATTCTTTTAGCAACTAGAGTAATGGGGTATGGTGCAGATTATGAAGTTGAAGTAACTGACCCATTTACATTAGAAGTACAAAAAGTAACTATTGATTTAGGTAAAGTAAAAACCAAAGATTTTAATGAGAAATCATTAAATGGTGAAAACCTTTATAAATATAAACTACCAAAAAGTGGTAAAGAGTTAGAATTTAAACTTCTTACTCATGGTGATGAAGCTGAAATTTCAAAAGAACTACAATCATTAGCTAGATTATATAAAGGAAAGGGTGAAAAATCATTTGATGTAACCACTCGTTTAAAATATATGATACAATCAGTTGATGGTAATCAAGATAGAGGATTTATAACTAATTGGGTTCAAAACGGATTCTTAGCTTTAGATACAAAATCATTTAGAAAATATGTTAGGGAACTAAGTCCAGACATGGATTTAAAATTTGAGTTCACTTCTGAAGTGACCGGTGAGCAGGAGGCACTTGATATTCCCTTTGGGATTAGCTTTTTTTACCCTTCCGAATAACTATACTATTATACTTCACGACCAAATTTGGCAACTTATTCAATTTGGTAACGGATTTACTTGGAAAGATGTTTACTTCATGCCAATACAATGGAGGAAATTTTATTTTCAAAAATTAGTAGATTTGAAGAAAAAAGAAGCAGAAGAGCATAAAAAAGCAGAACAAAAGTCAAAAGTGAGGGTTAAGAGATAATCCTCACTTTTTTTATATCTAATATTTATAAGAGTATTAATATGATAACTAACCATGGCAAATAAAAAGAAATTAAACGAAGCTTCTATTTCTGGATTCATCAATCGATTTTTAGATGATATGCAGAAGGGAACTCAAGATAGATTTATCAAACAAGCAAAGAAAAAAGGAGTACCACCAAAGGTAACTCATAGACTTGCTAAAATTGAAAAAGAAATCGCTGATTTACAAAATATACTTAGAGATTTATAATATAAATGGCTGATAATAATCTACTTAAAGAAAAAGCTAAGATATTAGAGCAAATAAAGCGTATTCAATCCGAACAAGGTACTGAGAACGCAAAACTTGATACGTCTTATATTAAGTTAAAGGGTAGATTAGAAGAAATAGTTAAAGTACTAAAGGGATTTGTAAATGAGCAAAATAGAACAGTACAAGGAGCAGTTGATTTAGAGAGTGGAGCAAAATCATTAGGTACTATATATTCTGGTTTAGCTACACAAATGAGACAGCAGGCCGGTTTACAATCTGATATAGCTTCTGGGATTAAAGTACAATTGGAGGCTGGTAAAGCAGAAACAACATCTAAAGGAAACCAACAAACAATCGTTAATGATATACTAGCAAAGTATAATCAACAAACCAGTCTAGCTAATGAGTTAGCACAACTTACATCGGATGATATAGTTGCTAAAAGCCAATTACGTGATAAGATAGCCTCAATTTCCGAAGATATAAAATCACAAACTGGTGATTTGGATAAACGAACTAATATAGCTAAAGTATTTTTGAGTACTCAAAATAATATAGAAGCATCCATAAACGAACAAATTGCAGGAGCAGAAGATTTATCCTCATTAAATCAAGAACAAAAGGATATATTAGAACAACAAGCAGAAGTCTTTGATTCAATGAAGAAGAAGGTGGGTGCATTGGGTTCAACTCTAACCACATTCCTAAAAAGACCACAAGCCGCAATTGGGGCATTGGTAATTGGTATTGGTAAATTCGCTGGTAAATTTGGTGAAGTAAATAGAGAATTAGGACAGAGTTTTACTCAAGGTTTAAATTCAGCAACATTATCAGCAACTGGATTAGGTTTTATATTTGAGGATACTGCTGGAACTGTAAAAGAATTAGCATCAGAATTTGGTGGAGTAGATGCAGCAACATTTAGTACACAAACTAATATTGGATTGATAGCATCAAATATGGGTATCTCCAATAAAGAGGCTGTTGGATTAACTGCATCATTTTCACGATTGAATGGAAGTTCAACAGATGTGGCAGCTGATATGATTAAAACTACTCAAGAGTTTGCTAATCAAAATGGAATAATACCAGCAGCATTAATGGCTGATTTAGCTGGTTCAACTGAAGAGTTTGCATTATTTGGAAAAGATGGTGGTAAAAATATATTAGAAGCTGCTGGTTATGCTGCTAAACTTGGTACCAATATGGGTACAATTAGTGGTATAGCAGATGGATTACTTGATTTTGAATCATCTATTACCAAAGAATTAGAATTAGGAGCAATGTTAGGTAAAAACATTAATCTTGATAAGGCTAGACAATTAGCAATGGAAGGTGACTTAAAGGGTATGATGAAGGAAACCCTAAAATCACTTGGTGGAATTGAGGCATTTAACAATATGGATTACTTCCAAAAGAAAGCTACCGCTGATTTATTAGGTGTATCGGTTGCTGAAATGCAGAAAATGGCAACCAATACAGAAAAAGCTGGTTCAATGGGTGAGGTTATGAATTCTTCATTTTCCAAAGCAGGTGAATTCTTAAATACGGGTTTAAATAAATACTTAGGAACTGGTTTACAAGGTTTAGGTGGTATGATTACTATGACGGGACAGGTTGGTCATGGATTCTCAGCAATGGGAACTTCAATCGGTGGTGTAATTAAAGGTACTGGACAAGTTCTTAAAAACATAATGGGTATGGTAGCTGGTCCTGTATTAAAAGGTTTAAAATCAGTTGGTGGATTACTTGCTAATAGTAAAGTTGGTAAAAAAGTAGGTGGTATTAAGGACAAAATTCTGGGTGGTGTAAAGGATAAGTTTAGTGGTGGCGGAGATGCATCACCTAAAAAAGGTGGTGGAATGCCTGGTAAAGGTATTATGGATGGTATGGCTAAGATTGATATGAAAAAAGTAATACAAGGTGCAGCTGCTATGGTAATCGTAGCCGGTGCGGTATTCATATTTGGAAAAGCAGTACAAGAATTTATGAAAGTTAGTTGGGAAGCAGTTGGAATGGCTGTTGTATCTATGTTAGCATTAGTTGGAGCAGTTGCTCTATTAGGTGCTATTATGATGAGTGGTGTAGGTGCTGTGGCAATTTTAGCTGGAGCAGCTGCAATGTTAGTTGTTGCATCAGCAGTATTAGTATTAGGATTAGGACTTCAGGCAATTGGAACTGGTTTCGAAATGTTAGGAGCTGGAATAATGTCATTGACACCTAACTTATTAGCAGTTGGAACATCTATATTAGGTATGGTTACATTACTACCAATGATTGGACTATTATCATTAGGATTAGTTGCTCTTGCTGGTTCTTTAGCTTATTTAGCATTATTTGGAACATTGGCACTACCTGCCCTTATGGGAATTGGAGTAGCAATGATGATGGCTGGTTTAGGTGTTACTATGTTGGGTAATGGATTATCATTAGTGGGGACAGGTTTACAAACTATAAGTAATTCTATATCTGGTATAGGTGATACTATTGCTGGTGTAGGTGATGTAATTAGTAATATTGTAACATTTATAGGACCGATAATGGCTCTTTCATTAGCACTAACCGCACTTGCGGCATCTTTGATGTTAGTTAGTGTAGCTGGTATTACTGCTTTACCTGGTTTACTTGCAATCGCAGCAGTTGGGGCAATAGCTGTGGGTATTGGTGGATTATTGGGTGGTGATGAATCTGCTGAAACTGATGTTTCTCAAAGTGGAGAAAGTGCTGAAGGTAGTTTGTTAGCAGAAATTAAAGGATTACGTGAGGACCTTATCTCTGGTAAGGTTGGAGTTTATATGGATGGAAGTAAAGTTACAGCAGCAATTGCTAAAGTGGTAGATAAAGTAGGAAGTAATTCATACGCAATATAGAATAGGATATGCCAACATTAGAAGAATTATTTAGAAGTAAACAATTACCATCTCAGGGAGGAAAAACCGCTGAGGAAGCTTATGATATCCAAAACTCAAAGGATATCCGTATTTCATCGTCTGACCCCTTAGTAAATAATACTGGATTTGCAGCAGCAAGATTGTTAAGAAAAACAATAGGTGTAAGAAAAAGTGAAACTCTCTTAGAAGAAGAGTTAGTAGGTGTAAGAATCATACGAGGATTATCAATCCCAGTTATATATGGTTCAGATTTACCAAGAATTACATTAAGAACTACTCCATTATTAGATGTAATGAAATCTGATGCAGGTGGTACTGCAGGTAGTGGTGGTGTATTAGGAGATGCTATATCTGATGTACGTGATAAAGTACTTAATAGTAAATTCTTAGGGTTTCCACAAACCTTAATCCCAACCAAAGTAAAACGTGATGATAGGATTAAGAATAAGGGTGTAACTCAAAATCGAATGATTGATTTAGCTGACATCAGAGAAAATGGTGAAGGCAAGCTATTAGGACAGTTCTTAAAAAATGCGGTAGGTGGTGGAAGTCTAAAAACTATTGGTAAGCAATTATTAGGTGGTGCTATAAATGAGGTAAAGGATAAGATTAGAGGTAAGTTATTTGGAACTCGTTCAACAACGGGATTCAATGAAGCTGGTTCCAACGGAGATGGTTCAAATATAAGCGTAAACTATGGTAGTTTAGATAGTGAAGTTGGTGTATCTATTAAAACGGATTCTATAACTGGTATAACTGATGTGGGTGGGTTAACGTACTCAAAAACATTTAACCTTATTAATAATGATAAAGAACCTGGTAAAATAAACTTCATTGATTCAACCGATGAAGGTGGGTTAGCAAGAAAAACATCAAATGTAGTAACAAGTAAATTTAACTTACCATCCTATGATGGGTTAAAGGCAGGGGATGGATTCCCACTATATAGTGAGTTATTTAACAACGTTAAACGTAATGATGTAAGGGATTCAATTGGACCTATTGGTAATGGGGCACCTGAAATTGATAAGTTAACATTTCCAACTCAAGCTGAAGCTTTGAGTGAAGGTGAAACTGATAGTGTTCAAATAGGTAATCCAAATTCAATACCATACTCACCAGATACAACATTCCATAGTGATAAAAACTCAAATGTAGCTACAAAACCAAATCCGACTACAGAGGAGATACCAACAGATACTCCAATAGAGAGATTAACTTTTAAAACACCAACGGAGACAACTTCAGAGGGTGAGGGAACGTTTGATACAGAGAAATTACCAAAAACACAACCATCAACTGAGAAATTTTCTACAACTGCTAATGAAGCAGGTGAACCTCAAAATGATATAAAAGATGCGGTTAATGATGATGGTACCTTAGCTGATACTGTTCCAATTACATGGTTAGACGGTGACTTTGGGGATTCTGATAAAATAGAACTAACAATTGCTAGGGATAGAATTACAACAAATTTAGATAGGTATCCAAAACGTTTGGATTCTAAACGAGGTATATCACCTAAAAGTGATAGTATAAACATAACATCAGTACAAAGTGGAGAAGGTACTTCTGAAAATGATGCATTAGATTTCGCACCATTAAAATTTTATTCAATCGCACAAGATAAAACAGTACAATTTAGAGCAACTGTAAGTGGTTTAAGTGAAACTTTATCACCATCATGGGATTCAGCTAAGTTTATGGGCGCAGCATTCCCATATTATACATATGGTGGTGTAGAACGTAGTATAACTTTTAATTTTAAAGTATTCGCATTAAATGCAGCTGAACATAGAGCTGGGTGGGATAAACTAAATTTCCTAACAGGATTAGTATACCCAGAAAGTTACAATGGAAATTCATCAGCAATAACAGCCCCTTTTATTAAATTCACATTAGGTGATTTGTATAAAAATAAAGAATCATTCATAGAATCATTATCATATACATTCGATGATACTACTCCTTGGGATATTGATGAAACAAATTACAGGTTACCAATGATAACTGATGTAGGGCTTACTATTAAATTTTTACAAAGTAGAAGTACAACAGAGGGTTCAAAGTTTTATTCATTTGCACCAACAACATAATATAATATGGCAAGTCGATATACAAATAACGAAACAAAAAATACTAATGATGGGAGACGAGTATATCGTTCTAAGATATGCCCTCAAATCCCATTAAGTGATAATGATATCTATGTTGCAACTGAAACTGGTGATAGATTGGATTCACTTGCTTATCAATATTATAAAGATGCATCACTTTGGTGGATAATAGCATCAGCAAATAATATACACAACGCACCATTAGGTTTAACCGATGGTACAATACTAAGAATACCTCAGAATTATATAGAAATAAACAATAATTTCATAAATTATACCTAAAACAAGTTATGTCAGCATTTCCAAATTTTTCAAACTTTAGAAACTACATAAGAACCGAGTTAACCAATAGAGTTGATAACACACTAAAGATATCTCAACTAAATTGTTGGACAAAGATAACTTCTGGTGTAGGTATGGCTATGGTTTCTAATCCCGATTATCCTTTATTT